CATACCCTCACCTCCGTGTCCTTGAGGCGGTCCAGCATCTCGGCCTGCAGGGCCTTGTTCAGGGGCTGGATGTTGTTGCTTTTCCAGCCGTAGCAGAGGATGGGTCCGTAAAGCTGACGGCCCCGGTACGTCCGATTCAGCAGGCTGGCGGGCTGGATGGGGCCATCGTACCGGCCCACGAACAGCACCGCCGGGGTGCGGGGCAGTACGATCATCTCACTGCGGGTGCCCAGCCGGTTCTCAATGGCCCACAGGCTGTCCGGCAGGGTGGTGACTACCGGCTCTTTGCCCGGTTCAATCAAAATTCCTTTCATTGTAAAACCTCCGATTTTGTGATATCATCGGGGTGATGAAGTCGTTCAAACTCATCATCCCTTGCAGCTCGTCGGTGTTGGCGCACCGGCGGGCTTTTTTCGTATAGTGCGTACCGGCGGCAGGCTGTCCACCTCGCTGCGGTCGATACGTTCCCGCGCAAATGTGTACTTGTAAGTTCGATGGCTGCCGCTGAGCCCATGGCTGACGGCAGACGCAAAGCTGTTCGCGCTCTTGTAGCCCAGCCGCCGGGCACACATCTCGGACGTGCCGGATGCCAGCAGATCGCCGGTCTTTGCGTCCCAGACGGTGTACCACATGACGCGGGCAGGTTTTTCATTATGCGCCCTGTAATCCCTGCAATATTGGTTGTGGCGCTCTCTGCGGCAGGAAGCGCAAAAGCGCAGGTTGCCAGCAACATTTTCCATCACCTTGCCGCAGTCCAAACAAACGCGGGTAAAGTGCTTTCCTTTATTCATGGGTGGTGTCAGCCCGCCTTCCTACCGCTCTTCACGGTGTTGCGTGGCTGCTGGTGCACCTTGCGGCGGCGTTTCTCACGTGCTTCGGCGGCAAAGCCCAGCCGCATGAAGAAGATCGCCAGCAGGATCAGCACCATGGCTGTGATGAACGCGCCGTCCGAGACGGTGCCCAGTGTCTGGGCAGTGCCCTCAACGCCTATGCCGTACAGCAGGCCTACCACAAAGCAGGCCATTGCCAGCCAGTACCATACGCCGGATTTGATTCTCATGCGGTTTCATCCTCCTTGCCCACTTCCGGGAAGAAAAGCTCCCCGATCTCATTCTGCCGGATACCCAGCAGCTCGCACATTGCAGTGATCTCCGTGCTTGTCCACGGGTTGTGCCCCTGCATCCTGCCGCTCATGGTGTCCCGGCCAATGCCGATGTACTCGGCCACTTCCTGATCGCGGTAGCCGCAGCTGTGGAACCGTCCCCGCAGCTTCCAGTATGGGATCTGCTTGAAAGTGCCGCGAATGGTTGATGCGTTCAACATTTTATTCCTCCTTCTTCTCGGCCGGCAGCCCATCCAGCAGGCTGTCCATCAGGGCGGCGTAGAACGGGTAGCCTTTGGCAACGATGGTCAGGCTGTCAATGGCGTTGGTAAGGAAGCTCTGGGAGCCGCGCACCACGTTCTCCATGGTGCGCACCGTGTCGCAATGCTGGCCGTAAATGGCCTTGAACTCGCCGCACAGGGCCTTGACCTGCATATACTTGGCCTTGCTGTCCTCGCGGTTCTTGCGGCACTCGTCCAGAAAAGCGGTGTTCTCGTCCAGTTTCTTCCGGGCTTCGATCACCCGGTCGATGGCGCTCTGGATGTTGGCGTCCTGCACGGCCTGCTGCTCTTTGTGCTGCGCGGCCAGCTGCTTCTCCATCTGGTTGAAGGCCTCGATGTACTTGAGCTTCCACTGCACGGCTTCCTTGCCGGTAAAGCCCATGGCCAGCAGGGAAAAGCCGTCGCGGTTCATCAGGTACATGGGGTACTTCTGGTGGTTCTGCGGGTGGGTGTACTCAGACTTGAAGAACATGGGGGTCTGTCCATTTTTGGACACCCCTTCTTCGAGAGCTTTGATGTCTCTCAAAACATGGTTGTGTTCCTTGCCAAAGCGCTTGGCAACGTCCCGGCTGGATGCCACCGGTTCGCCGTTCTGGGTGGATAAGATGATGTCGTTCATGGTGAATATGTACCTCCTTGTGGGTGGCTCCCTTCTGCGGTATACTTGAGCGGAAGGGAGATGTTGAAATGCCTGAAACAAAATTTAGATGTCCATATTGCGGAGTTGAATTTATCGAGAAAAGTGATAATACGAAAATCCGAACGATTGATTACGGCCGAGATGCGGACGAATTAGCGATAACTGGCTACACATGGCTTGATCATGAAATCCAAGCTCGTTACCACTGCTGCCCAGCGTGTGAGAGATATTCCGTTCGGATTACAGGATTCGACAACGCTTTCTCATTGACGTATCCTCCGTATACGGGAATGGTTCTGCCAGATTACATCCCGGAAGCCATCAGAACAGATTACCTTGAAGCTTGTTCTATTCTGGATAAAAGTCCAAGGGCGGCTGCTACGCTGGCCCGCCGCTGCTTGCAAGGAATGATTCGGGACTTCTGGGGAGTCCATGACAGAAGCTTGGCGAAAGAAATGGAAAGGATTCAAGATAAAATTCCCGCGGATTTGCATGAAGCGCTTAAAAACCTTCGTGAGCTGGGTAACATCGGTGCCCACATGGAAACAGATGTGAATCTGATTGTTGACATCGATCCAGGCGAAGCCCAAAAGCTTATCAAGCTTCTGGAAGTGCTTTTCAAAGACTGGTACATCGCACGGCATGACCGCGAAGAACTGTATAATGACATCCTTGCTATAAATCAGGATAAGCAGGAGCAGCGTCATCGGTCCTGAACATCATTCACACTAAGAGAATCCGGCACTTCGGAGCATCCGAAGTATCCGATTTGTAAAGATATGTAGATATTCCCGACACCGTTTTGGTCATGATGAAGGCTTAGAATCCTTACATCATCATGACGGATCAGTTCCTTCAAAAGTTCTCCAGTCGGCACATCCTTCAGCGCCCAGCGTTCCTCTTCCACAGGTTCGCTGGGCTTTTTGTTGTTGTCCATGTGTTTCACCTCCTTGTGTGCACCTCGCTCCTGCGGTAGAATAAAGGGGCAGAAGGGAGGTGAAAAAATGAGTGATATTCAAAAACTTGCCTACTATCAGCGGGAAGTTGCGAAGATGGCTGCCTTTACTTCTACGGCAACACGGCTGGCAGGATGTGTGGATCCAGCGCTTTTGAAAGCTGGAGTTATAGGCTCTCAGCTCCAGGCAACTGGAATGATAAACCCGTCATTGGCCCGGTTCATTGCGGAGCAAAACTCAATCATGCAAAAATTTTATCCGGGCATGGCAGCACAGCTGTATGCCAACACCTATAAGTTTGCGGCAGTAACAAAGGCAGCTTCATCGTTTACCAAAACCATGGAACTGGCAAACCGTCTGGCTCAGGATTGGGAAGAAGCTCCGCTCTTGAGAGGTGAATGCGCTGAAATCTCAGTCGAAGATGCCAGAGCGGTGGTTGAAGAAGTAAAGCCGTATATGCCAGAAATGGCAGTGACAACTATTGATGAAAAACTCGCAAAAACTAAAACCGCCGATGTAAAGATTCCTTGGGACAAAATAAAGGAAACCATTCTGTTCATTGTAGCCATCTGGTCGTTGCTTCTTCAGCTCAAACCGGATCCTCAAACAGAGATTCAAGCTGAAATGCTTGAACTGCAAAAGCAGGAAACAGAGCGATCAGAGGAATTTCGACAACGAACCGAGGAGCACTTCAAAATTGTTGAGGATGCGCAGGAACGAATCGTTCAAGCTGTTGAGATGTTTGTAGACCAGCTCATCGAAGCTGATAATGAGAGCGATGGTGTCGCTAAGGCGATTGATTCGCAGGACGTTTTGGAAAACTGCGATGCTTTGCAGCAACAGGCTGACCACTAGCAATGATGTTGTTCTTTTCAAGCGCTTGATTTCTTTCTCCATCTTTACCCAGCGTTCCTCTTCCACAGGTTCGCTGGGCTTTTTGTTGTTGTCCATGTGTTTCACCTCCTTGTGTGCACCTCGCTCCTGCGGTAAAATGGAGAAAACAGGAAGGATGTGATAAAAAATGAGCGAAAATAAAGAAATTGAAAAGCTTACAGGTTATCATCGTGAAGCTGCGAAGATGGCTGTTTTTACCTCTACGGTAAAGCAGCCGGACTGCAGTCAGCTTACAGAAGAACAGTTGAAAGCTTTACTTGATGCCTGCGACCACTCAAAAAGCTCTTACGCCGAGGAAGCGGCTTCCGAAGACCTGCGTGAACTGCGAGAAAAATTTGAGCAGAGCCAGAAAGAACATTGCGAAGTTCTGCACAAGTTGCAAGAACAGCATGATGCAGAGATGAGAGATCAGGCCAAAGAAAATAGATTCAACCGAGTATGCAATGTGATCGCAATTTTGATTGCGGCTGCATCGATGTTCATTTCTTTAGTAAAATGACAACCAATGCCAGAATCTGGATGCAAAGAGCAAAGATTTGCATTTCGTGGTTCTTCATCTTCTTCACCTCCTTTGGATGGCTGGCAAGTATGTATTTTTCACTATGGATGTGCTATCATAAAGACACCCCAAAACGGAAGGAGGTGAAAAAACATGAGCTTGTCATTGACTAAAATGGCTGTTCTTACTGGATATGCAAATACCATTTCCCTCAAAGAATTTGCAAAGAACCGTTTATTTCTGGTGACACCTGCTGGCATGATCAGCGGTATCCCCGTATTTGATGAGGAAAATAGCAATCCGAACATTGCCGTTGCGCAGACAGTTAACTCCTCAGCTCTCAAGGCCGTTTCCAAAGCTGCTTCTGCTGAAGAAGAAAGTCCGCAGACGGGTGAAAGCTGTGAGTTTATTCTGCTAAAGGATGCTCGTCTGGAAACCACAAGTCCCGTTGTGAATTTCCCTGTTCTGACTGTCTTTTGTGACCAGATCATTGCTGTGACCCTTGGCACTGATCTCACCAATGGCTAACACCTCGCGATTTTGCCGCCCTTGTACCGCTAATACAAGAGCGGCAATTTCTTTGGGCTCGCCAGTGATTTTAATTTTCATCTTCTTCACCTCCCTTGAAATGTAACTTGTCAAGTTACTTAATGGCCAAAAAATACGGCCTGCGGATTGTCGATACTCAAAAGTTCCACAATCTTTGAGGCTTCATCTGTACCAAAAACACGTTTCTTGAGCTTGCGTGTTAAGGTCTGCTCAGAAATTCCAAGTTCCTGAGCCAACATTTTTTGAGTGTAGCCTGCTTTGACCATGTACGACTTGAGCAAATTGACGTTTACCACACTTTTCACCTCCAAACGGCCCCTGTGTAACTTATGAGGTCACAAGTATAATAGCATCATATTTGTAACCTGTCAAGTTATTTTTGATAATTGAATTAAAAATATTGTAAACTGGTGGTTTATCTGCTATACTATAGACATCAAAGGAGGTGCTCACGGTGACTGTAGGCGATCGCATTCGACAGGTACGTCAAGAGCAAGATGTAACCCAACAGGAGCTTGCCGATTACATCGGCGTATCAAAGCAGGCTGTATATAAGTATGAAAATAATATTGTAACCAATATACCGACAGACAAGGTTGACGCTATTGCCAAACGGCTGAAAGTATCCCCCGCCTACCTGATGGGCTGGGAAGAACAGCCGGAGCCCAAGAAGCCTACCATCCCCCCGGGCTTTGAGCCGATGCCAAAGATGAAGAAGATCCCGCTGATCGGAGCCATTGCCTGCGGGGAACCCATCACGGCAGAGCAGAACATTGAAAAAATGGTGGACGTGCCGGAGAACATCCGGTGCGATTTTTCCCTGACCTGCCACGGTGACAGCATGGTGGATGCCGGCATTCACGATAAAGACGTGGTGTATATCCGCATCCAGCCGGAGGTGGAGAACGGCGAGATCGCAGCGGTGCGCATTGATGGTGAAGCCACCCTCAAGCGGGTATATTACAACCCCGGCACGCTGACCCTGATGCCCGCAAACCCGGCTTATGCGCCCATGATCTACACCGGCCCCCAGCTGGAAGAGGTGCACATTGAGGGCAAGGCTGTAGGCTGGACGCACTGGGTGGGGTGAAAAGCGATATTTCACTAAAATTTGCGAAAAACAACCAATAATTGATTATTTTGCAAAATGAGTTGACAAAATCAACAAAAACGCATATAATGGGGGTGCATCTTTACAGGATGCCATCAGAAACATGATGTTTCAAAATGCTTAACAGACCCCTGGTAGTAAGCCCCCCGCCGATATGGGGAAGGCTGAATCCTGGGGTCTTATTTTTTACCAAAGGAAGTGTAACACAAATGGCAAAGACAGCAATTCTGGTTGATGGCGGCTTTTACCGCAAACGTGCAGCCCACTTGTGGGGCAAAAAGACCGCCGAGGAACGTGCGAAGGAACTGAATGCTTACTGTATGGCTCACCTTCACGATAAGGACGGCAACGAGGAGCGTCAGCTGTACCGCATTTTCTATTACGATTGTGAGCCAGTAGGCCGCCGCAGCGTGTACCACCCGCTGACAAAGAAGAATGTGGATTTGGACAAATCTGATACTTATACATGGACGCAGACCTTTTTGGAAGAATTGCGGAAGCGCAGAAAATTTGCACTCCGCCTTGGTACATTGTCCAACCAAATGGCCTACAATCTGCGCCCGGATGTGACCCGCAAGCTTCTTGCTGGCACAAAGCAGCTGGAAGAGCTGACCGAGGACGATTTCGTTTTTGTGGCTCAGCAAAAGGGCGTGGACATGCGTGTTGGTGTTGATATTGCGTCACTCGCGTATAAGAAGCAGGTTGATCAGATCATTCTGATTGCCGGTGACAGTGATTTTGTCCCCGCTGCCAAGCTTGCCCGACGGGAGGGCGTGGACTTTATCCTTGACCCGATGTGGGCTGATATCAAGCCTGATCTGTTTGAGCATATTGACGGCCTGAAGAGCCAGTGGCGTAAGCGCAGCGAAAAAGCTGAAGCGAAGAAGTAAGGCCAAACAATGTGCAAATTTTGCACATTGCTTCCAGCCGTTGCAAAATCTGCAACAGCTCAATAAAAACAAAAAACGCCCCCGGTGCTACCAACACCGAGAGCGTTTGCAGAGTGGCTTGCCCCAGAGGGTACAATCCAACATGAACACTTGTATTGTACCACCTCCGGGCAGGCTTGTCAAAGTGTACCCTTGTGTATGGAGGTGGATTTTATGAAAAAGAGAACGAACACGGCATTTTGGGTGGAAAAGGAAAAGCGCTGGTGCATCGCGGTGCAGAAGAACGGCACCCGCAAACGGTTTTACAGCAGCACGCCTGGCCGCACTGGCCAGCGGGAAGCCAACGCAAAGGCCGATGCCTGGCTTGACGACAGCATCCGGGACGGCAGGAAGAAGGTGGCCACGCTCTATGCCGAGTGGGTGGAAGAGCTGAAGCTGACCTGCGGGACGTCCTATGTTGAGCAGTGCAAGAAATACGGAGATTACTATATTCTGCCTGTCTGTGGGGACATCCGCATTGACGAGCTGACCGAAGGCGATCTGCAAAAGGCCATCAATATGTCTTTCAAAAAGCGATGCCTTAAAAAGGAGCGTCAGCGTAGGTCAAGCGACAAGCCTTTGAGCCGCAAGACCATTATGACGATCCGCTCAACGGAGATCAGCTTTTTGAAATGGTGCCGCCGGAACAGGTACAGTACGATGTTCCCTGAGCTGTCTATCCCGAAGAATGCCCGCATGGGGAAGAAAAAGATTTTACAGCCGACCGCTTTGAAAGTTCTGTTTGATGTGGACACTCGCCTTTACTATGGCAAGCTGGTCTTTGACGAGTATATCTATGCCTACCGGTTTGCAGTTGCTACAGGTGTACGCCCGGGGGAGCTTGTGGGGCTCTGGTACGGCGACATTAAGGGGAACACCGTCAATCTGCGCCGCAGCATCAACCGGATGGATGAAGAAACCACCGGAAAGAATGAAAACGCTATTCGTTCGTTCGACATGGGGGAGGAAGCCCGTGAGGCATACGAAGCGCAGGTAGCCTTGCTGAAGGCTTCCGGTATCCCGCTGAACTATACCACCCCTTTGTTCCAGATCCCGAACCAGAGGGCTTTATTCAAGCGCTGGAAGAAGTACCAGCGTGACAATGGCATTGAGCCTCAGGTCACGCTGTATGAGATGCGGCACACTTTCGTCAGCATTGAATCCGGCGTATTGACCGACAGCCAGCTGAAGATGCTGGTCGGTCACAGCAAGAACATGGACACTGCCGGAGTGTATCGGCACGAGCTTGACGGTCAGAGGGAAGATCTTGCTGCCGCTAC